GTAATGGATAAGCAACCAGAAGGAGCAATAGACACCAAGGCGTTTATTGAAAAGATTGAGTCTGGCTATATCGCAGGTAAGGGGCAGCCAGAATTCAAAAAGAAAAAGACTTTTAGCCCATCCTCTCTTGTGTATGGAAACGGTGCGTGCCCTAGATATTGGTGGTTAGCATTTACTGGAACAGAATTTGTTGATGATCACGATCCATATGCTGTAGCAAATATGAGTGCTGGAACAATGAGTCATGAGCGAATTCAGAAGGCAATTGAAGATGCTGGCATGATGGTTGAGAAAGAAAAAAGAATCATTACTCAAGATCCACCAATCTTTGGTTTTGCAGATGCGGTAGTTCAGTGGGGGGAAGATCAGCCAGTAGTAGAAATTAAGACAATGAGGGATGAAGCCTTTGCTTATAGGAAGTATGCAAAGCCACCTTCATATCACTTAATGCAATTAGTCATCTACATGAAGGTTCTTGGAAAGAAGTTAGGAATCCTTCTCTATGAGAATAAGAACTCTCACGAACTTCATGCCATCACAGTTGAGCCTACACCAGAACTTATTGAATGGGCAGACTATGCTTTTGACTGGATGAGAAAAGTTCGATCACAGTGGGAGAATGAGGAGATTCCTCAAAAGACCTACAGGTCTAATTCAAAGGTATGCAAGGGGTGCCCTGTATCAGCAGCGTGTGCTCTTGCTCCAAAGGGCAAAGATAAGATCGAACCCTTGGAGTATCTTGCATGAAGACTTGCAACTGGTGTGGCAATAACTTTACACCAAACGTTAACTATCAAATTTATTGCTCACCAGAATGCAGGGAACTTTCCACTAAAGAAAAGGTAAGTGAAAGACAAAGAAGTAAAAAGAGGCAGTCTTTTATGGGAAAGAAGCGATACTGTTCTGCTGGATGTGGAACAATTCTATCTATCTATAACTCAAAAAAACGCTGTAGCCAATGCAATGTTGATATAAATAAAATTGACAAGGCGTTGAAACAACTTAAGGGAATAATAGATTATGAAAGAATTGACGAATAAACCAAGGTCATTCTGTTCTATTGATGCTAGCACTAATAGTCTGGCGTTTGCATATTTCTATGAAGAAAAGTTAAAGAGTTATGGAAAGATTAAGTATTTTGGAAGCGATATCTATGAAAAGATTATTGATACTGCATACAAAACAAAAGCATTCTTTGAAAACTTTGAAGATGTAGAATATATGGTGATAGAGCAAGTGATCTATATGAATTCACCAAAGACTGCTGCAAATCTTGCAATGAGTCATGGCGCACTTGTTGCTGCTGCTGGAATAGCAGGTATAAGCCATGTGGCAAGTGTTAGCCCAATGGAATGGCAAAATTTTATTCAAAATAAAAGGTTAACCGCAGATGAAAAAGAAAAAATTCGTAATGTAAATCCAAATAAATCTGCTTCTTGGTATAAAACTCAAGAAAGATTATTTAGAAAACAAAAAACTATAGGATTTATTAATGAAATATTCAATTTAAAAATAAATGACGACGATGTGGCTGATGCGATTGCAATAGGATATTTTGCAATAAAAAATTGGAATAAAATTTTTTAAGTTTATAATAATTTTATGGTATAATTTAATATGGCAACAAAAAAATATAATTGGCCTGAATTAGGAGACAAGTTTGGCAACCTTATTGTTATAGAAATATATCAAGATTTTAAAAATAGTAAACCAAATGGCAAAAGAATAAGACTTGTATGCAATTGTGGAGCAGTTTTATCTAATAAAACTGCTGCTCAACTTTATTCAAAAGATAAGCCATTATTAGGATGTGCTCCGTGTAGATCTAAATCTAGAGGAATAAAAAATAGAAAAACTGATAATTCACAAGCAAAAAATGCAGTATTTTTTAACTATAGAAATGCAGCCCTAAGAAGAAATTTTGAATGGAATCTAGATAAAGAAACGTTTTTTAAATATATTCAAAAATCATGTGTTTATTGTAATAGTTCCAACTTGTCTTACTTTAATCCTCCAAAGACTAGCCCTTGGTCTGAACAATTTAGATATACTGGTCTTGATCGAATAAATTCAGAATTAGGATATACTGTAGAAAATATTCAACCATGCTGTAAATGGTGTAATATGGCAAAAAGTGATAGATCAGAAAAAGATTTTATAGAATGGGTAGCATTAATTATTGACAATTGGGGAAAGGTGTTCTAGAATATGGCTAAGAACGTTGGCCTGCATCATTCAGAGGCATACCTAAAAAAAAGATTACACTTAGATAAAAAGACACCAGAGGAGATTGCAAAAGAATGCAACGTGAGTCTACAGATAATATACCGACAAATGAAAAAATTTGGACTAAAAAAGTGAAGGATATGGTGAATCATCCACCTCACTACACTTCAGATCCATCTGGTGTGGAGTGTATACAGATTACTCGTCATAGAAATTTTAATGTTGGAAACGCCATTAAGTATCTTTGGAGAGCAGGAATAAAGGATGACGCCAAACAAATTGAAGATCTAAAAAAGGCTATTTTTTATATCAATGATGAAATAAATAGATTAGAAAGTCTATAAATAAGTAAAGTGCTGTTGCCGCGATGCATGTAGATCTTGTAACGCATCTAAGTGTGACAAGTATCTCATTGAATGGAAAAAAAGAAAGAAATAGTTGTGTTAGCACAGATAACTGTGCTAAGATTAAAAGGTTGCCGCCGCGTAGGAGGAATCAAATGACGAAAACAAGACTGGTAGGAGGAATTATGGTTAGCATAATGGCAGTAACTTTTGTTACGGCTTCTGCTAATGCTGCTTCAACCGAACAGGTGTATGCTAAGTCAAATGCACCTATTGCGACGGAGGCTTTTATGAATAAGCCTGTCGTGAAGATGGCTGTTCAAAAGCCAAAGATTACCTGTAAAAACTGGCTTGCTAGGGAACTAAAAAAGGCAGGATTTAAAGGAAGAGGATTGAAGATCGCTTGGTCTATTGCTATGAGAGAAAGTGGAGGAAGGGCAGATGCCATTTCTTCTACTGGAGACTATGGAGTTTTTCAATTCAATCGCGCAGCGTGGGGAAAGCAACCTTGGTGGAATACATCAAAGATGCTCACACGCAACTACAATATCATGATTGCTTATAGCATTTCGCAACATGGTAGAACCTTTTATCCTTGGGATATTGATGGTCGTGGAAATCACAAGGGCGCATATACATCTGCGTCTGTTTACAATAAGTACAAGTCGTGGTACAACAAGTATCCGACAACCTGTAAGTAGTAGATGGCGGGGTAGGGAAACCAATTCAACTAGGTGGCAACAACCCTATCCCGCCACTGCTATACTAGTGGCATTATGATAGATATTATTGAACACATGGAGGAAGTAAACAAAGTAGCCTCCGAATATATAAAAGGATTTAATGAGACTGAGATCTCTAAAGAACTTGACATACCAAGAGCCAGAGTATCTTCTCTTCTTAGAGAATGGAAAGCAATGGCGTCTAACTCAGAAGCAGTTAGATCAAGAGCAAGAGAAGCCCTTGCTGGAGCAGATCAACATTACAGTAAGTTGATCAAGCAATCCTATGAGGTTATTGAAGATGCAAACACTCAAGGTAGCCTTTCAGCAAAAACTGCGGCTATAAAACTTATTCTAGATATTGAATCTAAGAGAATAGATATGCTTCAAAAAGCAGGGTTGTTAGAAAATAAAGAACTCTCAGATCAGTTATTGGAAACAGAAAGAAAGCAAGAACTACTAATGAAGATTTTAGTAGAGGTATCTGGTAAGTGTCCAACGTGCAAACTAAAAGTTCTTGATCGCTTGTCAGAAGTGTCTGGTCCAAATGGAGATGCCGTGGTAATCCATGAATCTTGATCTGTCAGAATTTCTTAGTGCCCTTGATGAGTCTCCATTTGAAGAGAGTCCAGTAGACCTTGACACATTCCTTCATGATCCCCAATATTTAGATCAGCCAGAACTATCACAGATCCAAAGAGATCTTGTAGAGGCCATGAGTCAAATCTATAAAGAAGATGATCTTATTAGGTTCATGGGATATGAAGAAGGTAAAGCACACTTTAAAAAATATACTAAAGCAGAGGTGCTTCTTCAGTTAGGCAAGGGATCTGGTAAAGATCACACATCCACCATTGGTTGTGCATACCTCGTATACAAACTCCTATGCTTAAAAGATCCCGCAAGATACTTTGGTAAACCACCCGGTGATGCTATTGATATTATCAATGTCGCGGTAAACGCTCAACAGGCAAAGAATGTATTCTTTAAAGGATTTAAGAATAAGATTGCTCGTTCCCCTTGGTTTGCAGGCAAGTATGATGCAAAGGCTGATAGCATTGAGTTTGACAGAGCAATAACCGTATACTCTGGTCACTCTGAAAGAGAGGGCCATGAAGGACTTAACCTTATCCTAGCAATCCTTGATGAGATTTCTGGTTTTGCTCAAGACTCTGCATCAGGAAATGAAAATGCAAAGACAGGCGATGCCATCTATAAGGCATTCCGTGCTTCTGTAGACTCACGCTTTCCAGACTTTGGAAAGGTGATCCTTCTGTCATTTCCTCGCTACCCAGGAGACTTTATCTCTAAGCGGTATGACGAAGTTGTTGCTGAAAAAGATGTTGAACATAAGTCTCATACATTTGTTATTAATGAAGAACTGCCACATGATTCATTAGATAATCAGTTTACTGTTGAGTGGACAGAGGATCATATAATATCCTATAGGTATCCAGGCATTTACGCTATTAAGCGTCCAACATGGGATGCAAACCCAACAAGAAGAATTGAAGATTTTAAGATAGCATTTATGACAGACAATGCAGATGCCATGCAACGATTTGCATGTATGCCGTCATTCTCATCAGACGCATTCTTCAAGGACAAGAGTGTACTTGAGCGAGCAATGTGCCTACACAATCCTATTGATCAATCTAAAAGGATTGAGCCAGTATGGCAACCACAAGAAGATACAAGATATTATCTTCATGCTGACCTTGCACAGAAACATGATAAGTGTGCTATTGCAATTGCCCATGTGGATAAGTGGGTTCAAGTTAGAACATTTAATGATTATACCCAGATACACCCATTCATTATTGTTGATGCAATTGTTTGGTGGGAACCTAAAAAAGAAGGTCCAGTTAACTTATCTGAAGTAAAAGATTGGATTGTTAATTTTAGAAGACAAGGATTCCAGTTGGGTCTTGTAACATTTGATAGATGGCAATCATTTGATATTCAACAAGAACTTAAGTCTGTAGGAATAAAGACCGACACGCTATCTGTTGGCAAAAAACATTATGAGGATCTTGCAATGCTTTACTATGAGAACAGAGTCATGATGCCTCACATAGATATTCTCTTACAAGAAATGAGCGAGTTAAAGATCATTAACGATAGAAAGGTCGATCACCCCAGAAAAGGCTCTAAGGATCTCTCAGATGCCGTTACAGGGGCGGTATATAATGCAATAGCGCACAGTCCTCGTAATACTAATCAAGAGATTGAGATTCATGACTGGAAATCAATAAATAAAAAACATGTTGCAGAGTCTAACGAAGACAATAAAAAATGGGAACCAAAAGAAATGCCAGACGAGATTGCTGACTTCCTTGACTCATTTAATATGCTGTAGTATAATTTTTATATCAGAAAGGTAACAATATGGTTCTATCGTTTCTAATTACTACGTTAATAATATTTTTATTAAACTTATTCATAACCTTGCTTTCTATTTCAAATCAGTACGGAGATGATCAAGAAGGCGTTGAGGTCTTTAGAGTAATAACATTAGGAGCAGTTTTAGTTATGATTACTTGGAATATACTTGCAATAGTTTATAATTAAATTAAGGGCAGGTAGCCAAGTGGTAAAGGCGTCCGTCTTATATACGGAAGATGCGTGGGTTCAACCCCCACCCTGCCCACAAGTGTTATATAATTATACAAAGGAGTTGATCAAATGCCTTGGAACGTACAGAGAGCAGGATCAAAGTATGAAGTTGTGCAAAGTCAAACTGGAAGGGTAGTAGGAACTCATCCAACAAAAGAACAGGCAAATGCACAATTAGCAGCATTATATGCCAATGTTCAGGAATCAAAAAAGTCAAGTGGTTTTTCATCAGAGCCATATCCAGGTCGTAACTCAGCATATGACATTGCAAGTATTGCATACTCAGCACCAAAAGGGATATCAAACGTTGATGCAATAAATAGACTAAAAGAAATGATAAGCGGAGAAACAAATCCCAAAAAAGAAGAGAAAGCAGAGCAGCCAGTTAAGAGTACATGGATGGGACAGTTTTTTCCAAGGAGGATGTAATGCTGTATATACTATTAATTATTCCGTGGGCATTGACAGTAGGATTGTTATCCTATATAATTGTAAAGAATAACAATAAAGGTTTAGAAGAAGGCTATGATGATCTTAACATTGAAGATGAAGGTGATCATAAAATAATTCGTGCTGCAATATACGACAGTAAAGCATTCTGGGTTGATGAAAATATATTTTACGAATCAGATGTTACGAGAGAGCCAGATTGGTCTACAGCAAGACCAATCGACACAATGAAATTGTCAGAAAAATCTTTAAGCAATCTATTAAAGATTCTTGATGATCTAAAAGAAAATGAAAGGGAAGAGCAATGAATGTAGCGGTGCAAGGAACAAAAAACTTTATTGAATACAACGTGTTTATGCGTGCGATGGGGGTAGCCCTATCATCTATTGCTGATGATGACGAATTTAACGTATACACTGTTGGTCCAGCACAAGTAAACTCCTTCACTTCAGAGTTCTGCAATATGTCAGAAGGAGGGCTAATGAGAAGAGGAATCAAGACAAGATTCTTTAAAGTTCCATCATCCTATGTTGAAAAGAACGCTAAGACATTTGACTACTTTGCCTTTCTTTCTACCCCAAATGAGCGTCCGTCAGGACTGGTCGCATACATGGAACTTATGGGAGTAGAAACTGGCATCTTTAGATATTAGGATGTGAGATGCTCTCAAAAAGAGATACCGCATACCTTAGTGTTGCCAGATACTGTGCAGCAAAATCAGTTGCTAGAAATACTCATGGTGCCGTCGTTGTTAAGGGGGGCAGGGTTCTAGGAATTGGATGGAATAAGAATAGGAATAATCCCACAAAGGTTTCTCCAGAACACATCAAGACTGAGTGCTCATACCATGCAGAAGAAGTTGCAATTCGTGAGGCAGGTCGTAGTAATGTTCGTGGAGCCATAATCTATGTGGCAAGAATAAGTAAAAATGGTAGCGATAGGGATAGCAAGCCTTGTTCAAACTGCGCTGCTCTTATTGAGCAGGTAGGAATTAAGCGAGTTGTCTTTACATCTCAATAGGAGAATATAATGATTGTAACTAATTTAGAGCAAATGGAAGACATTGTTTCATCACGAAAAGATTTGTCTTGGGATGGTTGGAACGTAGTAAAGCATAGTGTCAGCAATAATGCTATGTATTCAGTTGATGGAGAGTTTAAAGGTGGTAAGTGGATGAAAAAGAAAGTATTTCCTCTTACAGAGACTGGATGGAATATTTCAATCGTAGCAGGGAAACATAATGCACAGTTGGAAAAGTGATGCCAAATGCTTAGGAAAAGATACAAATCTATTCTTTGATAAGTATGAAGATGATAAGGTTATAGCAAAAAAGGTAGACGCTTTTTGCCAATCATGCAAAATGAACAGGATGTGTTTTTCTACTGGATTCTCTGGCAAAGAGTGGGGGGTGTGGGGTGGAGTTTATCTAAAAGATGGTAAAATAGATAAAGAACAAAACTCCCATAAGACTAGAGAAGATTGGTCTAACACTTGGGAGTCATTAACTACGGAGATAAATTAATGTATACACCAGAAGTTGGAATGGCTATCAGAGCAGTTAAAATTCCAGTAGACATGTCCGTTGACATAGTTGATTATGGAAAATACCTTGGTATTAGATTTTACGAAAGCGAGTGGCAGCACATTAGTGAACATGAAAGAACTAAGATGGCTGCTTATTTTGAATTAATCAGAAGAATCATTAAAAGTAAAGGTCTTGAGTCAACTCTAGATCCTGTTTACGATAGGCCAGGAATTCAGGTACTGTCATGAGTATATTTATTTCAATTGCTGGATACCGTGATACGGAGTTACCAAAAACAATTAAAAGTTTATACAATAACGCTGACAAACCTGAAGAACTTTATTTTGGAATTGTATCTCAAGATCTTAAAAATAAACATCCAGACGTTAGTTGGCTTGGAGATCAGGCAAAAATATATAAGATGCACGCCAGAGACGCAAAGGGTGCAGGGTATGCAAGAAAGATTGCTATGGAGATGTATGATAGAGAGGATTATTTCTTTCAGACGGATTCTCATATGAGATTTGCCAAAGGTTGGGATACAAAGTTAAAGGATATGCTTTTAGAGTCACAGCAAATATCTAATAACAATAAAGTAATCTTGAGTCAATTCCCTGCACCATACATAATGTTTACTGATGGAACAGATCATTACTTAAAAGGAGATAAATATTTTTGGGATGATGTTTCTTGGACGAGTGTAGTAAATACTTGGTCTGGAGTCTGGGCAGGGAACAGGGAGGTCATGGAAGACACCTCCAAGCCAATGAAGTCACATACAGTTTTAGGTGCGCTCGTATTCACCATTGGAGACTTTGTAAAAGAGATACCATATGATGAAAGAATATCCTTTATGGGTGAAGAGTTGTGCATTGCAATTAGATCATATACAAGGGGTTGGGAGATCTATGCTCCTAATGAAATGATTTGCTGGCACTTCTATAAAAGAGAAGATAGACCAAAAATATGGAATGATAATACTGGTGTTCGTTCTTGGACGGATATTGAAATGAAGTCTCAAAGAATTCAAAAAAATATTCTTCTTGGTATTGAGCAGGGTGTTTATGGAATAGGAGACTATGATAAATATCTTGAATATCAAAGAATGATTAACATAGACTTTGCTGAATTTTATGAAAAGACTATAGATCGTAAAATTAATTTAGGATTATTGACTCAAGAAACTATTTTTGATGAAAACTTTAATATGATTGAAATATCAATAACCGGATACTGTAATTCCGGTATTCATAAAGAATGTTTTGCAAAGGATAATTGTCAATGTATTTGTCACGAAGGGAACAATAATGTCTGAGAGTAATGATAGATTAGTTAGCAACATGAACGCCGCATCTAGTAATATCAGAAAGATTATTGCTGGAAAGGGCGGGGACGGTGCAGAGAAAAAGTATGGTCAAGCATATCAAGAGTTAGTTAAGGTTGGACTAAAGCCACAACTAAGGAAGAGATATCGTTAATGGATATCTGCCTAACAGTACTGACTGACGGAAGAAAACAATATATAGAGAGAGCGATTCCTTCTTGGATGGAACAATATGATTCATTAATATCAAATAAATTTATCATAGATGATTCTGGACAAAAAGATTATCGTGCTTGGTTAAAAGACTATTTCCCATCATTTACTATTATTCCAGTTGGAGAATCAAGATGCGGCTATAGTCTTGCAATGAGTAAAGTTTTTTCTACTATTGTAAAATCAAAAACAAAGTATGCGTTGCACCTTGAAGATGATTTTATTTTAAACAAGCCAGTATCCTTAGAAAATATGGTAAGTGTTTTAGATAAGAACCCCCTAGTATCTCAAATGTCCATTATGAGACAGCCTTGGTTTGCAAATGAGAAAGCGTGTGGTGGGGTTGTTGAAGCATTGGAACAACAAGGAAACACTGATTTTAAAAACATGAATACTGAAGGGAATGAATGGGTACAGCATTCATCATTTTGGACATGCAATCCAAGCATCTTTCCTTCATGGGTCGCAAAAATAGGTTGGCCTGAAGCCCCCTGGTCAGAAATGAAATTTGGTCAGAATCTATCTGCCAAAAATAAAGTTTTTGGAATTTGGGGTAATAGAAATGATTGGGTCTGTGTAGAGCATATAGGAGAAGAGAGAAGTGGAACAGAATATTAAGGTAGCGGTGGTTATCCCTTGGCTATCAAAAGAAAATCGTGTTTACTCTTATAACATCGTAGTGGATTGGTACAGGAATCATCTACCAGATGTCACTATTATTTCGGCACATGATGGTCGTATGCCATTCTGCTTATCTGGTAGTCGCAATGTTGGGGTAAAGCAGGCGCAGGAAGAAGGGGCAGAGGTTGTTATCATCAATGATGCCGACACCCTTCCGCAAATAGAATCATTGCTTGAAGCAATTAAGTATGCAAAAGATAATGCCTGTTGTGTTCTTCCTTACGACGAGTATAGGTCTTTAAGGAAGGATGGCACAAAGGAATATCTAAAGGGTATTCCTTTAGAGATGTGCAATTATTTTGAAGTCAATGGTGCTTGTTCTGGTTGTTATGTTACAACACCAGAAACGTGGTGGGCACATTATGGTCAAGATGAAAGATTCCGTGGATGGGGGTTTGAGGATGCTGCATGGTTTGCTGCCCATACAACTCTCTTAGATCGTGAACCGCATAGAATAAAGGGATGTGTGTTTTCTTTCCATCATGATGGAGAAATAAAAACAGGTCCACAATACGATGCAAATGCAGCGTTATGCTATAACTATATAAAGTTTAATGGCAATAAGGAAGAAATGAGAGATATTGCTTCTCAAGGTTTGTGGACTTAGGTAAGGAATTAAACCATGTACGTTGCAAAATTTAACAGAGATTCAATTTTCTGGATAGTAACTATATTTGAAAAACGTTGGTCTGAATCAATGCTATCAAATGAATTAATTGAAATAAGCAGAAAAGTATTTATATTACATTCTAGTGGATATCGTTGGATTAATTCCGAGATGGCTAGAATTTTATTTGATCAACATAAATTGGAGATTGTAAATGGATGAAATAGATACAATAACTCAAACTCTTAATGGAGTTATTCAAAGGCATATTAAATCAATACATGCATATGAAATAGAGATTACAAACATGATGGCAGAAATGATTAGATTGCAGAAAACAGTGTCTAAACTTGAAGAAGTTTCGGAAACCAAGGAAGATCCAAAATTAATTAAAAAATAATATTTAATGGTAAAATTAATGCATGAGTAATGATACATATAATTTTGAAGAATCAAGTACATACGTTTGCATAACGCATAAAAAGATTCTTCCATGTGAAGTTGGAGATCATCATCTTGTATCAAATTGGATCTCAGATGTACAAAAAATCTTAAAAATAATGGAGGACTTGTGAATTGGAAATTAGTGGCTGGAGGCGAAGCCTTAAGAAGTCAAGTAAATGCTCGCTGGCCCAACAGAGACAAGCGTAGCGATGGAACTAAGGGTGATTCTGCCCATGAAACTAGAATCAGCGATCATAATCCTGATAGTAAGGGTATAGTACATGCCTTGGATATAGATGAGGATCTGAAAGGATCTAAGAATGATAATGTATGGTTTTCAGATCAATTAATCGCATACGCTAGAGCAAAAAAGCCTGGGTCAGAAAGATTAAAGAATGTGGTTTATGAAAATAGAGTAGCGTCAGGAACATACTCCACTAATTATTGGACATGGAGAAACGGAAATTTTGGTCATGACATTCACATGCATATATCTTTTTCTAATAAGGGTGAAACTGATGCAATGAAGTTCGACATTCCAATTCTTATGAGTAAGGGCGGTCAGTGGGATGGAGTAGTTCCATTCTTTGATATCCTCTTAGATGCATCTGTTAGTGGTTCAACGAGCAAAGCAACTTGGAGACTTGCTTGCAGACTTTCAGAATTAGGATTTTTTGAAGGAGCAGTGCAGCCAGATGGCAAGCAGGCATTCCCATCCAAGGCAATAAAGAACATGCAGGACTATATGGGATGGGATAGAACCACATACAATGCAAAGATTCATAAAACAATTTGGAAAGAACTAACTCTTTCACATCTAGAAGCCTGATGGTGATGATGTTCACAGCAACCTTGTTTGACTAACAAACAAATTGCTGATAAAATTGAGTATCACCCAAAAGGAGGTATTTATATGAAGACAATCACAAATTTGTTTTCTAGAATGTTTAAGTCTTATAAAAATGAGATGACCAGCATTCATAGAGAGTGGGACAGACAGCGAGCAAGATCCATGTCCCCTGCTGAAACAGCAGAAATTGATGCAATCTTTTCAAGACATGTCTGATGCTTGACAGTCCCACCCTTAAGGTATATGCTTTAGGGGTGGGTTCGTCATTTCTAGAGTAAGGAGTTAAAAGTGTTAGATGCAAGAGGAATTCCAACAAGAGTGTGTCCGTGTTGTGGACACGATCTTTTCACAGTACAAGTTTCGTTCGATGAAGACTATGAGATTTGTGGATATCTTCTTAACTGTGAATGCGCCTATTGTCACACAAAACTAACCGCTCCAACCCCGCTAGACCTAATCATGGAGAGTTACTAATGCAAACATTCGTACCCTATAACGATATAAAGTTATCTGCTTTTTCATTGGATAGTAAGCGACTCAACAAGCAGTTGCTTGAGGGACGACAGATCTATAGCATCCTTGTCTCAGGCAAGCGCACAGGGGCTTGGGTAAACCATCCTGCTGTAAAGATGTGGCGTCATTACGACATGGCTCTTCTAGAATATCTGCGTGCAATCAAGGATGAATGCGTTACTCGCGGTATCCAGACTGAAAAGAACTGGAACGCTATCATGGAGATTGATAGTCGTAATTGGAATCGCGGTAGTAATGTCGTAATGCCTCCTTGGTGGAATGATGAGCGTGTACATGAATCACATCGTAATAATCTTTATGTCAAGGATAGCGTTCACTACATGATCTTCAGTGATGCAAAGCGTGTGACATGTTGTGATAGTTGTAATTATTTTTGGCCTGTTGAAAATCATGCTAAGGACTACAGTCCAAACAATAACTGGTCTTATGTCTAATATTTGTGGTACAATATACCATGACCAAATGTATTAATGGATGCGATAGAGAAGGGGCAAAAAATAGTGGGCTATGCTCTAATTGTATAAAGCGTGGAGGAAACCCTCCAACTAGAAGAAATACAGGATGGCTTCATAATAATCTAGAACAACGAATGTGTTCGCGTTGTAAAAATATCTTTCCCAAAGAAGATGTTGACAGTTGGACACACAGGTCACGATGCAAAGAATGTCAGACTTGGGTAAAGAGAGACACCTATCTTAAAAGATATTATAGTATAGATACAGAAAAGTATGAAAAACTACTATCATTATCTAGCGGTGGATGCTATATATGTGGAAAAACAAGAAAACAAAATAAAAATAATCATCTATCCGTAGATCATGATCACTCTTGCTGCAATGGACCACGTTCATGCGGAAGGTGTATTCGTGGTATTTTATGCGACACATGTAATAGAGCAGTTGGACTATTACAAAATGATTCGCAGAATGCAATGGCAGTTGCAGTCTATATAAAGAATAATGCTCCAGTAGATAGATCCCTGCTTATTAATCTTGATTGGTGAGGTATAATTAAGACTATGCTATTCGGCAACAATGTGCTTGGACCAATGCCACCAGTAGGACCAATTAGAATTTGGGATGCTGGTGTCGTATGGGCAGATCTAGAAAAACAAAAAGGTGTTTGGGATTGGTCTAAGTTAGATCATCTTGTTAATCTTGCAGGTACACGATCAATAACCTTGGTGCTTGGTCATCCACCAGCGTGGGCAGCAAAAGGTGGTCCAGATGGACGACAGGCTGTGTGGATGCCAGCGGGAAGCAATAGGCCCCCCATTACAGCCACTGCTTGGATGAAGTACGTTACAGAAGTAGTAACCAGATACAAGGGTAGAATTAATAATTATCAAATTTGGAATGAGCCAGTAGATAAAAGATTCTATTCTGGTGAACTTAGTGAGATGGCGACTATAACAAAGATTGCATATACGATAATAAAGAAACTTGACCCAAATGCGAAAGTCTTGTCTCCTCCGTTTCAGCCAAGGAAGCAGGCTAGATGGAGCACAAAAGGAAAGACCCTACTCAAAGAACTAAAGAGTGCTGGATACCCATTCGACATCTACACAATGCATATTTATCCACAAAAAGGTGAAGGAATAGAAGGTTTTGTAAGAGATTGTAAGTTGATTCAAAATGCAATAGTTACATGTCCAAAGAAACCATTATGGATAACAGAGTTTAATTATAATTTAGGCGGTACAGGAAATCCATATCCTATTGCTCAACAAAATAAACTTATAGCAGAAACAGAGAAAGCCTGTAAGATGCTTGGTATACCAAGAGTCTTTTGGTACGCTTATCAATATAACAATCCAGCATTAATAGCAATAACAAACACTTGACAATAAGATTGTCAACATGTACAATATAAATATACAATGCGAATGTTGCATAATGGTAGTGCCTCAGTTTTCCAAACTGATAGCGCGGGTTCGATTCCCGCCATTCGCTCCACACCTCTGTAGTTCAATGGATGAACAGTTGGTTTCTACCCAATATGATGCAGGTTCGAATCCTGTCAGGGGTACTTAAAAGTTTGATACAATATAAATGCTTATCACCTCTGACACGATCATGTGATAGGCACTTAACTTGGTTCAAACATATGATATAATTTAAACATGTCATATGAACAACAGATACTAGCATTGCGCGAGCAAGGAAAATCATATAATGAAATTAGAAGTGAGTTAGGATGTTCCAAAGGAACAATATCGTACTATCTTGGAGAGAATCAAAAAGAAAAACAAAGAAAAAGAAATACTCATAGCAGAAGAAAGATTAATCAAGAGATAAATAAAATTAAAGAATCTAGCCCATGTACAGATTGCGGAAATTACTTTCCATTCTATTCAATGGATTTTGATCATATAAAGGATAATAAGATAAACTCTGTTTCAAGATTAAGAATGCTTGTCGGTCGTGAAGAGGTATATAAAGAGATTGAAAAATGCGAACTAGTCTGTGCTAACTGTCACAGAGGAAGAACGTATCATCGGAGTGTAGGAAAACGGTAATCCGCTTGTTTTGGGAACAAGAAATAGAGAGTTCGACTCTCTCCACTCCGACGTAAAAATAAACGGGCATTAGTAAACTAGTTATTACGGCAATCTGATACATTGCAGTAGGTGGAGCGTAACCATCATGCCCGACGTTAGCACGAAAGAGTACGCTAATACTTACCTAATCAGATAAGTATTAGCGTACTCTCAAGGGGATATGGTGAAATGGTATCACAGTTGCTTTGCAAGCAATCGTTCAGGGTTCGAATCCCTGTTTCTCCACGGTGACAGTAGTGTATGGGATGGCACAGCAAACTGTGGCTTTGCTAGACAGGGTTCGACTCCCTGCTGTCACACCACACCTCCGTAACTCAGTTTGGATAGAGTATCACGCTACGAACGTGAAAGCCATAGGTTCAAATCCTATCGGGGGTACGCAAGATTAATACTATATAATAAAGAAGGTGAGAATATGAGTAGCGTACTTATACTGAATGCAGGTTATGAACCTCTTCACAGAGTAAGTATTCAACACGCTATTCGTATGCTCGTTAGAGAAGTTGCAGTAGTTGAAGAATCAATAGATGATAAAACAATAGGACACTTTCCATTCCCTTTGGTTTTAAGGTTAGTTAGATATATTAAGTTAAATTGGAGATCATCAACTCCTAAATGGTCGAAAAGAAGGTTGCTTGAAAGAGATCACTACTGCTGTGTGTACTGTGGAAAGCAGGCTACAACAGTCGATCACGTCATTCCTCGTGTTGATGGAGGAGAAACAACGTGGCTTAATACTGTATCAGCCTGTTTGCGTTGCAATGGTAAAAAGGGCTCAAAGAGTATTGAAAAAAGCGGAATGAAATTAACAAGACAACCGTTTAAGCCAACATGGAAAGACATAACACACTAAGCCTGATATGCTCCAAGGTGGGGCAGGGCGCTGTAAACGCCTCGCGGTATCGCATGGTAGGTTCGATTCCTACATCAGGTACATCAATAAAAACTACGAAGGGATGCTATGATGAAGAATACTATGGTTGATAATAGTAAGGTCAAAGATACTATTGTTGATGAGGCTAGTCCATCAAAAGTTCTTAATGCAAATGATCGTTGTGATTATTGTGGAAGTCAGGCATATTTTTGGGTAAACGGAATCAATGGAGATCTGTTGTTCTGCCGTCATGACTTTCTTAAGTGGGAAGATAAGTTGCGAGCATATGCTTTTGAGATTCTAGATGAAAGTCACAAGTTGGGCATTAAAGTAGAGTCATCTGCTTGACCTACAACTAAACAGTGTGTATAATATAAATGCGGTCTTGGTGTAGAGGTAACACAATTGTCTCCAAAGCAATTATCAAGAGTTCGATTCTCTTAGACCGTGCGATCATGCTTTTTCGAAGGCATTCATGAATAACTTCATGACTGGAACGACAGATAACAGGACCTACCTCCCGATAGCGTTGCAAAGTAGAGTCTAGAATCAAAATGCTAAATTCGGTCTGTCACACGCCTCTATAGTTCAGGAGTAGAACGTCGCACTTGTAATGCGAATGTCGTGGGTGCAAATCCTACTAGAGGCCCGCAACACCTATAGACGGGGATATCCCCCGTTAAATCTCCGCTGGCATATCGGGGAGTTAAGAGTACTCAATATATGCCACCTTGGCGCATTAGAGTAAATGGTTATCTCACCTGACTTTCAATCAGGAGACTACGGGATCGTACCCCGTATGCGTCACTACACACGCCAAGAAGGATGATTAACTCAACGGTAGAGTTGCTGCCCTACACGCAGGCGGTTGGGGGTTCGAATCCCTCATCATCCACTCCAACTATCAAAGGAAATCATGAACGTTGTTGATGAATTTAAGGGTATGATGCTTGAAGATATTAAGTATCAAGTAAATCTTAAGAGAGCAAACTTTACGTCAGTATTTCTTAATCTTACCCATGACTTTAATAAGGCTGTTGGAGTAAGAAATCACAATGCTTTTGCAGGCAAGGACATTTGGTTTGTAGGACGCAAGCAGTGGGACAAGCGTGGATCTGTTGGAACCTATCACTATGAGGACATTCATTATTCCAGTAATTGGGACAGTTTTATTTTGCACAAGCCAGATGGACCACTCATATGTGTGGACAATGTGGGTGACATACGTCAAGTTTCTTTAGGTTCCTTCCATCTGCCTACCGACTCTATCTTTGTTTATGGGGAAGAAAATGCGGGGATACCGAAAGAGATTATAGATCAAGCAGACTACATATTAAACATACCAATGTGGGGCAGTGTTAGGTCATTGAATGTTAGCGTTTCTTCTGGTATGGTTATGTACGAATACAGAAGGCAACATAGTATAATGTTCTTATAACTAAGTTTGATAAAAATACATTCCCCGCTGGTGTAATCGGCAACACGGCTGATTCTGGATCAGCAATACGAGGATCGTAACCTTGGCGGGGAGCGCAATAAAGCCTAGTAGGGGAATTGGCAAACCCACCTGACTTTGAATCAGGAAGTTGGAAGTTCGAGTCTTCCCTAGGCTGCAAGGTGTAGATTTTGCTATTGACTATTAATTGCTATCACAGTATACTGGTGTTAATTGGTAAAAGACATGCGAGTGTATCCCAGCGGCTAGAGGACGACGGCTCAAAACCGTTGTGTCGTGGGTTCGAATCCCACCACTCGTACAATAGTTAGACCGGACAATGTACGGATATTTAATATAAAAATAATAAAAATCCTCATGACAATATGCTAATATTGTTACTAAGAGCGCCCCCCTTCTCTCCTAAAAAAAGGAGATGCGTGTAAATGAGGAAGAACGTGTTATTAGGTTTAATATTTTGGTTAGTAGTAGTTATTATTGCGGTAACGGCAATTCTTATGACAACAGATGCTAAGGCAGAATCCGATAAGGTAAAAATATGCCATGCAACATCATCTGAAAAGAATCCATATACGCAAAATGAAGTGGATGCATCAAGCATAAATAACGAAAAGAATAAATATCTTAATGGTCATGGTGATCATGAAAGAGATATCATTCCACCTTTCACCTATGAGTCATCTTCTTTTGAAGGAAGAAATTGGGATGATGCGGGTAAGAAGATATGGGAGAATGGCTGCAATCTTGTAGAGCCAAGCCCAACACCCACTCCTACCCCCACACCTACCTCAACTCCTACCCCCACACCTACCTCAACTCCAACACCTACTGTTACCCCAACACCCACAATTACACCAACGCCTACAGCGAGTCCTACACCTACTATAACGCCAACAGAAACACCAACAGCGTCTAGCAGCCCTACTCCCACAGTAGTGCCTAATCCACCCTATGTGCCGCCTGTTATAGTGCCTGTGCCAAGTA